CAGGAATGTGCGCAGGATGCCTGTCGAGTCGACCATCACCTTGCCGACGACAGTGTTCTCGATCGCGTCAATGTGAGCTTGAACGACCTTCGCTCGCTCCGGCGACGGCGCTTCATCCCGAAGGGCCACAAGGTCGATAAGACCGGCTTTGCGTTGCTTGGTGTCTTCCGAAAGGGCTTTCAGTTGTGCCACCTCGAAGCGCCGATGGAACTCGGCCTCACGGGCAAGGTCATTGCGCTCGCGCTCGATCCTGAGGTGTTCCCGGCTCAGGTTGTTGGCACGGTTTGTGGCTGCGACTGTGAGGAGATCAGCGGCTTTGCGCTTGCGGTGCTCAATGATGAAGCCAATCACGCCGATAGAGGCCGTGACGGTGCCTGTGATCAGGGCCGCGATGATCGCCCCCCAAGGTGCTGTCATGACATGCATTATTACCTGTGACGAGGACATTTAGGTGCCAAGCGCGCCCCCACGGGTATGCGCCAGGTGCAAGAGGCTGGCCGTCAAAGGCAAGCCTTGTCAGTGCCGTCCGGCATGGGAAGGCTCCACGCACACCGGCTCTGCCGATAAGCGATGGGTGAGCGCACGAGACGACTACCTGCGCTCGCACCCCTTCTGCGAGAAGGCCGGATGCACGCGCATCGCCGATGCAGTGGACCACGTCAAGCCCCTCGCCGAGGGCGGCGACAAGTACGACCCCGAGAACTTCCAGTCGCTATGCGACCCACACCACACCGAGAAGACGACGCAGGATGCGTTGCGCGGCAAGACGAGAGCGAGGTGAGCACGATGCTTGAACGGCTACTGACACGGTTCGTCGAACGCCTCGCGGACAGAGCAGGCGACTCACTGGACCGAGCCATACCCACAGCTGCGCAGGCGTTCGGAGCGAGGCTCGCAGACCGATTCGCAGACAACGTCCAAGCGCCCAGTGTCGAAGGCACGATCAAGGTCGGTGCCCTCGAAAGTGTCGTTGACGTGCTCGGAAAGCTCGTCGGACGGAACCTCTGATGATAGGATCAGCAACGACCGGCGGCACAGACACCGACCCCAACGCAGCTAACCCCCGAGGCAGGGGTATAGGGGTTGAAATCTCTGAAAACCGCTGGCCAAGCCTGCGCCGAGGTGACTTTTCTCGCGCGTGCACAAAATCGGAACAAAATGCCGGCAAGGGCCTCTGATGGGTCGACCAGCAAGCCCGGCGAAGCTGTTGCTACTGCACGGTCGAGGCGAGGGTAAGGACAGCGCCGGTCGCCCGGTAGCGCCGCCGCCCAACTTCAAGCGAGAGGCCCCGGAGCCGCCCGAGTGGCTCTCTCTGGAGGCCCGCGAGGAGTGGAATCGGGTAGCGCCAGGTTTGCAGCGCCTGGACCTTCTCAAGCCCGAAGACAGGGCAATCCTGGTGGCTTATTGCGAGACCTGGGATACATACATGACGGCGGTGTTGAAGGTGCGCGCTGACGGCATGACGATCGTCAACCCGGAGACAGGGCTCGAACGCCAGAGCCCGGTCGTCAAGATCATGCAAGAGGCCGGTCGAGACCTTCTGCGATATGCCCGCGAGTTCGGCCTGACCCCGGCTGCCGAGCGCGCGATCTCGTCGGCTGCCAGTAGCGACGAGGATGACGAAAACCCCTTCGCCTCGGGCCAATAGCACGTGGGCCGACGCCGACCTTGACGCGCTAAAGCTTTCACCCGAGGTCGCCTGGTACCTCGAATCGCGCGGCTATCCGGTGCCGGATTGCCCGCCGCTGCACAAGACGCCGGAGCCGCGAGACGTTCCGGGCGCCGCATTCGACCCCGAGCGCGTCGACAAGGTCATTCGAGCCTTCCGGCAGCTGCGCCATGTCAAGGGCCGCTTCGCCGGTCAGACGCTTGAGCCGGACTGCTGGCAGGTGGCGCACATCATTGCCCCGTGGGCGGGATGGGTTGCGCCCTCGGTCGATACCGGCGACTACGCGCGCATCATCACGACGCTGTATGTCGAGCTGCCGCGTAAGAACGGCAAGACGACGGTGGCCGGTGGCATCGGGATCTACCTGACGGCTGCCGATGGTGAGCCGGGCGCGCAGGTGATTTGCGCCGCGACGACGGCGGATCAGGCACGGTTCGCGTTCGATCCGATTCGTCAGCTGGCCGACTCCGCGCCGGGTCTCAAGAAGTACGTGAAGGCCTTCCGCAACAGGATCACCCACCCGGCGACGGGGAGTTACTTTCAGCCTGTCGCCAATGTCGGTGACGCGCAGCACGGCGCGGACCTGCACGGCGGCATCGTCGACGAGCTGCACCTGCACAAGACGGTCGACCTGATTGAGGCCCTGGAAACGGGCACGGGCTCAAGGATTCAGCCCCTCATCTTGTACATCACGACCGCCGACAGTGGCCGCAGGCACACGCCGTACGACGCCAAGCGCAACAGGATCGAGCAGCTTGCCCGTGGCGCGCTCAAGGATCACACGACCTACGGCGTGATCTGGGCGGCAGAGAAGCCCGAATATGAGAAGGGCAAGCTGGTCAAGGGCGATGACCCGTTCGCCGAATCGACCTGGCGCAAGGCCAATCCCGGCTTCGGGATCTCGCCGACCAAGCGGTTCATGCAACAGGCGGCTAAGAAGGCGCAGGATTCGCCCGCCGAGCTGGCGTCATTTCTGCGGCTGCACTTGGGTATTCGGACCAAGCAACTGACCCGCTACCTCGATCTCGGGGCGTGGGACAACAACGCCTCGATCGTCGATGTCGACCGACTTAAGGGCCGCGAATGCTACGGCGGACTCGACCTCGGGTCAACGTCCGACCTGTGCGCGCTGGCGTGGGTGTTCCCAGACGGAGACGCCTTCGACGTGCTGGTGCGCAGCTGGGCGCCCGAGGCCTCATTGGAGTCACTCGATGCCCGCACCGCGGGCTCGGCGTCGGTGTGGGCGAAGGCCGGTTGGCTCACGCTCACACCGGGCAACGTCACGGACTACGACTTCATCAAAGCTCAGATTGCCAGTGACCGTGACGCGTTCGTGGTCAAGGAGATCGCGTACGACCGCTGGAACGCCACGCAGCTGGTCAACGATCTGACGACCGATGGTGCGCCGATGTCGACGATGGGGCAGGGCTTCGCCTCAATGTCCGCGCCGACCAAGGACTTGCAGCGGCTCATCAAGCGGGGAACACCCGAGGTGCCGCTCATCCGGCACGGCGGCAATCCACTGATGCGCTGGCAGATCGATAACTTCGGCGTTGCCCTGGACCCGGCAGGAAACGTCAAGCCAGACAAGGCGAACGCCGGAGACAAGATCGACGGCGTCGTGGCGCTGATCATGGCCCTCGCCAGGGCGACCGCTGCACGCGAGGTCGAGTACGAAAGCGCGTACGAGACCGGACACCTCATGACCGTCTGAAAGGCAAGGCATGTTTCGGTTTTGGATCCCCGGACCACTGCGCTACGCACTTCACCGGCGCGCCTTCGTCAACTTGTGGTCTGGCGCGGCGATCTCGGGTGTGGTCGTCAAAGCGACCCGGACCTATTGCGTGATCAAAGACGCGCACGTGCACGAGGCCGGATCACACCCCGTCGCGGTAGACGGAGAGATCCTGATCGACCGCAACCAGATCGACTACATACAGATCACGTAAAAGGAGGCGACACATGGGATTTGTCGTCTCCGCAGGCGAGGTGCAACGCCTTGGCCGGCTCGACTCGCCCAAGCCCGCCAGGCTGGCCATCGGCGGCTTGTCACAGGACTACTTGCAGATCTGGCGCAAGCACTACGCGGTGCGAACCACGGTGTCCTACCTGGCGCGCAACATCGCGCAACTCGGCCTTCACGTCTACCGGCGCCACGGCGACAACGAACGCGAACGGCTGACGAATCACCCCCTGGCGCAGCTCATCCGGCAGCCGAACGGATGGACCACGCGTTACCGGATGCTCGAAGCGCTGGTGCACGACCTCGGCATCTTCGACGCGTCGTACCTGCGGAAGGTGAAGACGGACAACGGTCTCGGGCTGATACGCCTTGACCCGATGCGGGTGTTGCCGAAAGGCGACAACTGGTTCTACCCCGAGGTATTCGAGCTGCGAGGGTCCAAGGGCACCATCCGCATACCCTCCGAAGAGGTGGTGTTCTTTCGGGGATACAACGGCGGCAGCTCGGATGTGGGCGGTGTCCCGCCGATTGAAGCCTTGCGCGAGGTGCTCGAAGAGTCCCACAACGCATCAGTGATGCGCTCGCAGGTGTTGCGCAACGGTGCGCGCACCTCCGGCTACATCGAACGTCCACCGGGAGTGAAGTGGTCCGACGAGGCCAAGATCGGCTTCAAGAGCGAGTGGCAGGCCCAATACGCGGGCGACGGACCGCAGGCGGGCGGCACACCGATCCTCGAAGACGGCATGAAGTTCGTCGAGGCGAACCAGACGCCGAAAGACTTGCAGTACATCGAGGCCCGCAAGCTGACCCGCGAAGAGGTCGCGGCGGCGTACTACATCCCGCCACCGATGCTCGGCCTGCTCGACAACGCGACCTTCTCGAATATCACTGAGCAGCACCGAATGCTGTATCAGGACACCCTCGGCCCGTGGCTGGCGATGATCTGTGACGAGATCGCCTTGCAGCTCGTGCCGGACATGAGCGACAACTCTGACCTGTACGTCGAGTTCAACCTTGACGAGAAGCTGCGCGGCAACTTCGAGCAGCGTCAAGAGGCCATTCAGAAGTCGACCGGGGCGCCGTGGCGTACCCGCAATGAGGCCAGAGCCCTTGAGAACCTGCCGCCGATCGAGGGCGGCGACGAGCTGGTGCAGCCACTGAACGTCACGCAGAACGGCGACGACGAACCGACCCCGGCGCAGGCCGACCCCATGGTGACACCACGCCCGGTCGACGCGACGGGCGCGGACGAGAGCGAGGAATGATGCTCACAAAGAACACGGCGGCGTTGAACGTCAAGGCAGGCCCCGACGATGGGCTGAGCGAGGGCGAATTCATCGTCTACCCTTCGACGTTCATCAAGACGCCGGATAGCTACGGCGACATTGTCGCACCAGGTGCATTCCTGAAAACCATTGCGACGTGGAAGAACTCGGGCAACACACTGCCGGGACTGTTTGGGCATCGGATGGACGACCCCGATTACTACGTGGCCTCGGCTCTCGACATGGGCGAGGACGAGCACGGCTGGTGGGTCAAGGGCGTCTTCGATCTCGAATCGCCGAAGGGCAAACAGACCTACCGGCTGGTCAAGGGTCGCCGCATCACGCAACTGAGCTTCGCCTACGACATCATTGATGCCAAGGGCGTCGAGCTTGAAAATGGTATTCGCGCATACGAATTGCGCGAGTTGAAGGTGTACGAGTTCTCATTCGTGCCCATCGGCGCGAACCAGGACACCTCGGTGGTAGCCATCAAGGCCATTACCGATCAGGTGACCGAGGACATCAAGGCTGGCCGCACGCTGTCGGCCAAAAATGAGGACGAACTACGGACCGCGCACGAGGCAATCGGGCGCGTCCTGTCGGTGCTCAACAGCGCAGACGAGGGCAAGGCCAGCGGTGAATCCGCCCGTTCCGACATCAAGTCGGAGCCAGCGGAAAGCCCGTCCGTCGATACCTCGGCATTGGAAATGCTGTCACTCGATATCGACATCGAGTGCAGCGCTTAACAATCCACGACGGATAAGGAGAAACCATGCTCACCAAGACCAAGTTGGACGACCTCAAGGGCGAAGCCCAGAAGGCCGTCGCTGACGCCCGCCAGATCGCCGAGAAGGCCCTCGAATCGGGCTGGAACGACGACATGACCGCCGACTACGACCGGCACATGGCCAAGGGCAAGGATCTGTTGGATCAGATCAAGGTGGCCCGGCGTGACCGCGACCTGCTGGACGCCGCGAAGGCGATGGCTGACGAGATCGGCCTGCCCGAGGGCGTCAAGGGCGATCTGGACGCGCAGGGCTTGGCAGTGCCGGTGCGCGAGCGCGTGAAGTCCCTCGGCCTACAGGTCATCGAGTCGCCGGAGTTCAAGGCGATGATGTCCACCTTCCCCGATGGCAGGGTGCCCGAGAAGTCCCGCGTGCAGTCCAGCCCGATCGCCATGAAGGGCCTGTTTGTTGGTGGCAACGACACCAGCGCAGGCGCATTCGTGGTGCCGGACCAGTCGGGCATCGTCGAAACGCTGGGTCGAAAGCCCCTCGTGGTGCGCGACCTGGTGTCGGTGCGCCGCACCGGCTCGGATGTCGTCGAATACATCGAGCAGACCGCCCACACGAACGCAGCCGCGCCCGTGCCCGAGGCGACCAGCTCGGCAGCTCCGACCGCACCGGACTCTGCTGGACCGCTGGTGCGCAACCCGAATGGCGGCTACAAGCCCGAGGGTTCGTGGTCGTACGCCCGTAAGCAGGCGAACGTGAAGACGATCGCCGAGTGGGTGCCCGCCACGAAGCGGTCGCTGTCCGACGTGGGCGCGCTCGAAGGGCTGATCAACGATGAGCTGGCGCTGGACGTCAAGGATGCCGAAGAGCGTCAGCTGCTCGTCGGTGACGGCTCCGGGGAGAACTTCACCGGCATCAACAGCTGGTCGGGTATCCAGACGCAGGCGTTCACGACCGACCTGTTCACCACCACGCGTAAGGCGATCACCAAGGCGCGCACCGTGGGCCGGGTCAACCCGAACGCATGGGTCATGAACCCGACTGACGCCGAGACGATCGACCTGCTGCGCAACGCACAGGGCGACTTCTACTACGGCGGACCGTTCGCGATCGGTCAGCGCACCCTGTGGGGCCGTCCGATCGTGGAGGCCGAGGACCAGCCCGCAGGCGTCCCGCTGCTCGGCGACTTCTCCAAGGCCGTCGTGTGGGACCGCGAGCAGACCACGGTCACGATCTCCGACAGCCATGAGGACTTCTTCACCCGAAACATGGTGGCGGTCCTGGCCGAAGAGCGGTTGGCCTTCGCGGTCACCCGCCCGACCGCGTTCGTGAAGGTGGCGCTGTCCTGATGAGCGTCGACGTTGACGACCGGGCGGTCATGACCGGCAATGAAGCGTCGAACCTCGTCGAGGTGGACGTGCAGATCAACGGCTTCAACACCACCTTGCAACTGGATAGGGCCGAGGCCGAGCGTCGCGGCCTTATCCAGCCGGTAGCCGAAGACGCCGACGAGAGCGACGACCCCGATGACGGCGAAGGCGAATCCGCAGGCAGCGGCGAGGGCGAACCCCAGACCGAGGCCACCGGGGAGACCGAGGGCGAGGCAGCACCCATTGCCACCGGTGAGGGTGAACCCCTGACCGAGGCAACAGGGGAGCCCGAGGCCACCGACGCGGCTGGCGCTGAACCC